GATTCGTTGTCGGATCCAAGGGCGACTACATTTCAAACTTGATTACCAAATCGGGAATTAATCTGACTGAGATCATCACGAAGGTTGATTCCAAATTTGTAAACCAATCATCCATCGGAAGGATTCTACGCGTGTTGAATGAGATGCAGAATAAAAAAGTTATATATAAAAAAGATAATAAATATTATCTGGTTGTCGAATAGTATATAATCATTCCCATACGCTAATATAGGCGAGCATTGCGCTCGCCTATATTTTTATTTATAAATATTATTTTTAAATAATATAACACGCGCTCTTGGCCTAGGCCGCGGAAGCTTCCTTGGCCTAGGAAGCGGGGGGTTATGAGACATCCTAGGAATGAAGTGCCTAGGCAGAACTACCGGCCATACGCATGTGGCGCAATTTTTTAAAACCAGGGGCCCCTTTTCTAACTGCGCGGCGCAGTAAAATACCCCCCATATATAGGCGGGGGTCAATTTTTTCCTTTTTATTGGTCTCCAACAGTTTTTTAAAATATCTCGTGATTTTATCTTATAATGTATGTAAATTCATATATAATACATTATTACCGACATACTACCATGGCACAGACAGAAGATAAAGAAATCGAATACCAGACGGATTACCTGATTACGGGGGCCGCAAAGGGTTCTATCTCCGAAGCCCAACTCATTGCTATTAAAACATATATAGAGTTGGGTTTTCCTTATACCAAGATAGAACGTCTTACAGGAGTACCTGCTGATACTATCGGGCGCTTAAACAGAGGTAAGTTCGGGCGTTTGCACGAAGTTGCAGCTGATCCACTAATTAAAAAACATTGGGACGAGCGAAGACGCAAGTTCATTAACGCAGCGTACGCAAAAGTTGAAGACATGCTTAATTCCGTCGATGCGGGTAAGATTGAAGGCGCTAACTTGAAAGACACTGTTAACTCAATAGCGGTGCTCGTGCAGCAGATTGTTAACATGGTAGGTCATTCAAAACAGACAACCGAGACGACAGAAGAAATCGGTGTCGTAAAAAACATGAGCAACGAAAAGCTTGAACAATATATCGAGTCCGCAACAAAAGCTTTAGGAGTGAATGGTGGAGTCTTGCTGCGACGTACAAGAAAAACGACCGTTGAAGAAAGCCAGGTCGGAACCCCCGAAGACGGGGAACCCTCAAACTACACTTCAAACTACGACCCCGACCCCAACAACGACAACGACAACGACCTCGACACCGGCACCGGCACAAGAAGTACAGGGGGAGAAGAACTTCCAGGAGCTGTTGCAGAAGGACTTGAAATCACAAGCATCCCAGTCGCCCAAGTGGAAGAATCCGACGAAGAGGGAACGTCACGCGGTTCAAACCGCGCACCCGCAACTAGTATCAGCGATAATGGACGTACTAACGGGCAAGGCGGAACATCTGGACAAGCAGGTCATACAGGACCTGGTGCAGTCCTCCATGACGAGCGAGACAGCGACGGAGAAGATGGAAGAGCAAAATTCCGTAAAGTCGCTGACGGGGTCATCAGCGCCGCAAGAGCCCACCCCCTCGAAGCAGCTAAAGTTGACTCCGACCCAGACGGAACCGGCCATACGCCAGTTTATGAAGAACCAGGAGAAAATGGAACAGAAAAGGCTCCTGGCGACGGCACTGGATGAACAGTTAAGAAGAAAAGCTAGTGGAGATATCAATGCCTTTTGCATGTACGTATTCAACTGGGAAAACCAGTGGTTCCATAAGGAATGGCATTACTGCATTGACACCCACCAATATATTCTTATCATATCTCCCCGAGATCATGGAAAGAGTTCCCAAATATCTGTTGCAAGGGTACTTTTCGAACTCGGGAGAAACCCTGACCTACGAATCAAAGTTGTCTCCCAAAGCGACCCAAGAGCCGCGAACATCCTTTCCGAAATCACAGACCATATTTTACATAACAAAAGATTACATGCCGTATTTCCAAAGCTCAAGCCCGCAAAGGGAAAGCCTTGGACGCAACATAAGGTTTATGTACAAAGAGAAATTATTTCCAAGGATCCATCTGTTGAATCCCTTGGAATACTCAGCACTGCAACCGGTGCTCGCGCCGACCTCATTATCTTCGACGATGTCGTTGATTTCCGAAATGCAATCCAGAATCCAAAACTCCGTGATGTTGTTAAAGAAGCCTTCTTCTCTGTCTGGGTTAATCTCTTGGAACCCGAAGGAAGGCTCGTTTACATATGCACACTATGGCACAGAGACGACCTGTCGCATGCACTTATGGCAATGGATGCATATCATACAATATTTTATTCAATTCCTGAAGGTAGTTTCGAACCCATCTGGCCTTCGAAGTGGCCAGAGGAAATGCTGAGGCGCCGTTGTGAAGAGATCGGAAAACGCGAATTCGATAGATCATTTAGAAACATCGCCCTCTCTTCTGAAGACACGTTGTTCAAGGACGAGTTTATCGAGGCTTGCTTTGTCGATGCAGTTGCACCACCCAAGGGACTCAAAACTTTCGCTGGAGTTGACCTTGCTGCGGGGAAGGGTAAAAAAGCAAAATTCAACGTGCTCTTCACTATTGCCGTCGACAGAAAAGGCCGTCGTTGGCGACAAGAGATCCTCAGAGGAAGATTTACCGCCCCGCAATTCGCAAGGATAATTATTGCGGCGTATGATAGATTTAACCATGAAGCAATAATGGTAGAGAATAATGCGTACCAAGAAAGTATGATCGAATGGATGCGCGAGTTAGGAAGGAAAGATGTTCCAATTGTCGGTTTCACAACGGGCAAAAATAAGCTCGATCTCAATATCGGCTTACCCTCACTTGCCGTTGAAATGCAAAATGGGGCGTGGGCGATACCCAGAGCGAATAAGCATGACCCGACATGCATGTGTAACGACTGTATCTGGATTAACGAACTTCGGTCGTACCCAATCGGGGAAACGTCAGACATCGTGATGGCGCAGTGGATGGCAAAAGAAGCAGCTAGGAAGTTTATGCATAAAGGCGGTTACGAATATTGGTGAGGAGTAAAAGATGAAACTCGCACTTTGTATAGGTATTAACGACTATCCAGGTACTATGAATGATCTGAATTGGTGTGTTTCAGATTCAGCAGCTTGGAAACAAATGCTCGAACTTCAGGGGTTTAAAGTAACGTGGTTGACGGATAAGAATGCTACGGCGCACAACATACTCACAGAGATATACGCGATGGCACTTGTTACCGGTGTCGAGGATGAGGTCGTTGTAACATATTCTGGGCATGGAACACAAGTGTGGGATAAAGATGGCGATGAGGCTGATGGGTATGACGAAGCGATATGCGCCTATGATCGGAATGTGATAGATGATGAGTTCCGACAGGCGATTATGAGTTTTGAAGAGACACGCGTGACCTTCTTCTTGGATTCATGCTTCTCTGGTACATGTACTAGGAAGCGCGCGACTTCGCGCAGAAAGGCCCGTTTCATGCCGTCGGATGTTCCTTCTGGTATGAAGCCTAAGAAGAAGTTTATGTCGGGTATGCATGAGATACTTCTTTCCGGTTGTGCAGATGATGAGTATTCATATGAAGGTATGGTCGGGGATTCTGGGTGGGGGATGTTTACGTACTACTCGATGGCTTCATACCATGAAGGTATGACCTACAGAGAATTTTATGCGAAGATACGTGAACACTTGCCTTCGAACAATTTCCCGCAGACACCCCAGCTGGAATGTGACGAAGAGAAAAAAGATCTGGTCATGTTTGATTCGGTCGGTGGGGATGTAGAGCCTGAACCTGTGGAGGAAGAAAGTTGGTTCAAACGCAACTGGGCGTGGGTGTTGTTCATTGCATCAGTTGTGTTTTTACTATTTGTGTATTTCTTTGTTAAATGAGGAGAGTACGAATGGAAGACACTTACGAACAGAAGATTGGGAAGATTCGCAACAAAGTGCGTGATCTACTTCATGAGCGCTATCGCGTTGCTGAAGGCGAAGGAGAGAAAGAACGCGTCTTTAGAATGGCTGTGAATCTTCTGACAGAAGAAGCGGGGACTTTGACCCTGCTACAGATCATCACAACCTTACAACAGCCGAGTTGACTCGGCATCGGAGGCGGGTATGGTACGTCTGAAAAGCGACCAGAATGGAGGTACCGTAGTTAATCTTGAAGGCATAAAGCCTCTATGGGCACGCATACTGATTGTTGTTACCTGTGTAATTGTTGGCGGCTCTCCTGTGGGAGGTTACTTCGGCGGGAAGATTATTGTCGCAAACGGAATTACTAATAAGATTAAGACTTTTGAGAGGCAGCTCGAAAAGATTGATGCAACGTTTGATGGTTGTAAAGAAGCACTTAGCAGCCATGAAAAAGCGTTGCTCCTTATCTCCGATCAAAACCGCATGATAGGAAACAAGTTGGGAATTGAAGGGTTCCCCGACATTCGTATTGTTCTATCAACAGAAACGGAGTGACAACCATGATGAAGCATGCTCTAGAAGCACAATTCGTGAAGGGCTTTGAACATATACTCAATAATGCGGATTTGACAGGTGAACGTAAAGCACAACGTATTATGAGTATTCTTCATAGCGAACAGGTAACAACTTTTCTGGATCCTGACGTGGCTAAGGAGCTCAGAAACACCTTAGGCCGGAAATCGCTAGCGCGTTTGACTGGATTAACAGAAGGCATCGCACAACGGATTATAAAGAATGCGAGGAAAGGATCCCCAATGACATCGGATACTCTTGACTTGAAAGATGCTATCGACGTGAACGTGTTCATCGAAAAAAACGACATGAACCGCAGAGTGTACAAAGGTCTGGAAAAACTACAAGCAGCGTTGATTCCAGATATTAAGTTTCGTGATGCGCTGAGCGTCTCTGCAGCGGTTTGGGCGAGTTTGCGCGAAAAGGACGAATTTAAGAAGTTTCAAATCACAATACGTGGCAAACTATACTGGGCACAGCCAGAAGTAATCGGGCGCATCAAAACAGAGTTGGATTATCTATAGGAGTAAGTTATGACCGACGATCTCAAGCTTGACGGGGCTTTATCACCGGAAGAGTTGAAAAAGCAAGTTGAGCCCGATCCGAAGGTACGTGCGCTTACACAAGAGGTAAAGGACCTCAAGGCAACGATCGACTCCCTACGTTTGGGCGAAGGTCAGCTACAAGCTCTTGGTGATGCCATTATAGAACATATCCCTATTGCACGACCTCCCGCGCAGATTTATATTCCGCCCAAGGAAAAAAGATCTGTCGACAGCCCCATTTCAGTCGTCTGCCACAATACAGACTGGCATTATGGGGAGTACCAAAATCCCGACGAAGTAGAAGGGTTTGGAGAATTTAGTTGCGCGATATGTAAAGAGCGTATTTTAAATAAATTCAATCCTGGAATACTTGACTGGGTAGAATTACACCGGAAAAGTTACACCGTTAATGAGCTCGTGATGTTATATTCTGGTGATATGATCTCCGGGGATATTCATCAAGAACTTAAAGTGACGAATGAAATACCCTCCACTGCGCAAGCCGTTGAAGTAGCATTTCTTATCGAAGATCAGGTTTTAATGCTCGCACCACATTTTGATGTCGTGAGGGTTGAGTTCATCGTCGCTGATAACCATTCGAGATTAACAGCGAAACCGCAGGCAAAGGAAGCTGGTCTGAATAGCTTCAATTATATGACGGCGCGTATGGTGCAAAGAGCACTTCGCGACGTAGAGAACGTCCAGTTCAATTACTACCCAATGTTGCAAAAGACTATTGCTGTACAAAATATGCAGTATTTATGTATGCATGGTCATCAGATTAAAGGTTGGGCTGGTTATCCTTACTACGGAATCGATCGACAAGCGGGTAAAGAATCTATGAGACGCTCGCAAAAATCGACCCCCGGAGAATTAACTTGGGAACAGGCATTTGAACTGTGGAAGAGTCTGCGTTTCAATAAGATGGTTCTCGGACATTTTCATGCACCACTTGATAGCCCATGGTGGTGTATCGGGGGATCTGTATCCGGAACAAGTGCATATGATCACCAACACGGAAGATATTCACCTCCGTGTCAAACCGCCTGGTTCGTACACCCGAAGAAGGGTGAATTTGATAGGACTGTTTTTGATTTGACATAAGGCGCGGCTTCTCCTTGCTCTCCCCCCAACAGAGCACGCACGGGGCGGCGTGCGTGCTCTGTAATTACTTTTAACGTAGGAGCTTATCATGGGTAACGTAATTAATTACAAACATCATGGTAATATGGTTGCCGTGGATGAAGACCTTAAAGGTCTACACAGAGAACACTGTCTTTGCCACAGATGTAAGCGATTGAAAATACCTCGAGGGAGATGGGCATGGTTGATACGTTGGTTTATTAACTGCCCTCGCGCGAATATACTGTACACATTTTGTGTGCTGTTTAAAATGACTACGCCCGTTTTTGAATGCCCTATTGATGCATTCGACGAAATGGATTAGTAATAATTTAGTTGTTTTTCGCGATGAAATTACGTATTTTATATATAGGTATAGAACTAACTACAGGGGTTTATAATGGCTGACACCGCCGATATTACGACGTCAAACCGTAAACGTATACCCCGTACACACGCATCAGCCCCCGGAGGGCGAGCAAAGGTGGCTGGGGTTGATACATGGAGTGAGCGACTGTATCAACGAACGGATCCTTATTCACAGACGACATCTGTTCTGCGTAAATGCTACAAAAGATCATCAACGTGCAGATGGTGTGTTGATACTATTGCACGTGAAACCGCGCATCTTCCGTGGGCGGTTGTACCTAATTATCAAGGTAAGATCAAACCACGTACTTTGAATCATATCATCGAGCTTACACATTTCTTTAACGATCCGAACGTAAATGAAGAGGCTTTTTCTGAGCTAATACAACAGATGCTTATAGATGTGTTAGTCATCGATCGTGGCATAATAGAAAAAGTATTTAACGTTGGCGGATCACTGTCAGAAATGTGGGCGCGTGATGGGGCTACGTTCCATCCACTACGGGATGTACACGGTGTAGTTCAGTCGTATGTACAGAAGTATGAAGCTGTCGATAAAAGCATCGGTTTCGAACGTGACGAGATATTCTTTATGCGGTTGGTGCCTACTACATACTCAAAGTACGGACTACCGATTATTGAGTCTATTATTAATGAAGTAGGTGCGTTACTATTCTCAATAGACTGGATAGCAGATTCTTTTACCGAGGACGAGATCCCGCCAGGTATTTTGACTATGGGCGAAATAGGTGAGGAAGCTTATAAGCGCGCGAAAGCCGACTTCCAGCAGCAAAAAGGTATTCACGGTAAATCTCGCATACGTGTGATTGACAACGTTAAAGATGTAAAATGGATAGAATTAACACGCGCTAATGCTGAAATGCAGCTGACCGAATTATCAGAGCGCCTCGACCGGATAGTGTACAGAAACTTCGACATTGAATACGACGTAGCTGGAGGTAACATTACGGGGTTGTCTCTTACTGAGAAGCTACAGAAGATAAAGCTAATCAAACCGTTAGCACGTAAAATTGCTTGGAAGATAAACAACGAGATACTTCCACACTTCGGGTACAACGACGTACGTTTTCAATTCGTCATACGCGATACTATTGCCGAGCAACAGAGAGCCGCAGCGTCTAAAACGTACGTAATAACTGGACAGCGTTCTATTAACGAAGAACGTGCGAAAGATGGTTATCCACCTATTACTGGAGGCGATAGACGGTTTATGCTCATAGGAAAGCGCCTTGTCTTTGTTGACGATCTTGAAGAAATGGCATCTGAGTACTTACGTGAAGCTGGGAACAACCCGAGAGAAGGTGCGACAGAACAATCTACCGAACAAGATCAAAAAGAGACCGATACAAATAGCCCTAAAGAGACACAGCCTGTTGAAAGAACAAGGGAGTAATCATGGCACAAGATAATCCTGCAACAGCACCTAGTGGTGCGTCTGTGTACAAATTACGCCCGAATATGAGTCCTGCAAAGATGGACGATCAGGATTTATATTTCGCGCATTCTATGTGTCACGCGTTTTTTAGGAACATGTCCCGTGCAGTTAAAGTCGATGGCTGGACAAAAGAGACTTTGCTCACCTATTATCGTATCGTTGTAAAAGAGATGCTTACGCGCGACATGATTGTTGTACCAACACCGGATGAATTGGGTGAATCAGTAGTTGATATAGTACCCGAGCCAGTTCCTGTAGAGAAGGAACTGGGTGTTGAAGACGCCGGGGATTCGATGACACAGCCACGTATAGAAGGCGGTAAGAAAGCGAAGAAGAAAAAGACAACAACAAAAATAGTCGACGAAGATGAAACGCTTCCCACAGACCCTGTGGAAGTAATGGCTAAAGCATTGGCGTATTTTCAAAAGTACAATTCGAAATCTATCTTAGCCGTTTTGCAGATAGCAGAAGAGGCTGATATGTTACGCGAGATGGAGGAAGCACAAGATGCAAAAGCCCAAGATGCTGCTAATTCTGGGGGGTCTGAGGATAGGTGATACTTTTCATATAATACCCTTTCTTAAGAAAGCGTGTGAAAAGTACCACGTCCATTGGATTCACGGCGCATATGCAAAACATGCTGTAGAGTTTATTCGCGATCACATAGTAGGTATGGACATTTCAAATGAAGTTCGTCCTGAATTGAAATCTCTACCGGGCGGATATCCTGACGTAAAGGAGTTCGCCCTTTTAAATATGCAAGATATTGATCAATCTGCATACGATGTAGTAGTACCCCCCTTAGAAAAGATCGACGTATGGTTCCCCGATCTTGTATGCCCCAATATGACACATACGAAGTTTAATATAGCGGGCGTTGAATTCGATAGACGCACTGATGCTATTTGTGCGCTTAAAAATTCAACGGATAAACGTGGACAGTGTAAACATGTAGTAGTACAGCCTACGACAGTGTCCGCATGGAAGTCGTCTAACGCACTATATTGTCTAGGTATAGACATATTTAACGGTCTTACTGTGTACAACGTCGGTGCAGAAAAAGAACGTACGCTCGTAGGTGTAGGGAACCTTGTAGTAAAGAACGGATGTTCTTTTGAAGAAGTAGCACGTTTATTAATGTCGTGCGCATTTGCAGTTACATTACATAGTGCCGTCGCATGTTTAGCATATCATTTAGGTACACCATTGATATGTTGTTCTTTTATGGCAAAGGCATTCCCCTTTCAAATAGGTAGACCTAACAACACAATGCTTATTACACCGACACGCAATGCTTTAGAAGATACAATTAAAGATTACATGCAGAATCCTCGTAAACATATAAAAGAGGCCTCATAAAATGCAGACAAGTAAAGTAGGTGTCGTAGTACCCACAATACGCGAAGAATGTATCAAAAGATTTCTGTCTGAATGGAATGAAGAATTTGAGCGTAATAATTGCACAGTGTACGTAGTGGAAGATAATGAAGATGAAACATTCGACCTACCTGCGTATAAGTATGTAAAACATTTTGCACATAGAAACATCGAAGATGCGTTGGGAAAGAACGCGTGGATAATACCCAAAAAGACCGATTGCGTCAGGTCTTTCGGATATTGGCAAGCATATCTCGACGGCATGGATTACATTATAACACTCGATGACGATTGCTACCCACTGACAGAAGAACGCGGTCTTACTAAGTATAAAAAAGTGCAACCTCAAGGTTCTATAGCACAACATGTTTTGAATTTGACAAACCATAACGTAACTGATGATGCGTGGGTTAGTACTATCGAAGAGATGCGTCCGCGTGGAATACCTTATATGACAAGGTTTAGGGCATTGCCTATAGTATTGAGTCATGGTCTGTGGCTTAATAATCCCGATTTAGATGCAATCACACAGCTAAGTGCAAAACAGGTTCAGTACGGTTTGATTCAGCGCATTATACCTATAGGTAAGTACTATCCTATGTGTGGTATGAATATTGCTTTTATAAAAGAGCTTACACCTATAATGTACTTTCTATTAATGGGGCGCGATTATTCTTATGATCGCTTCGGAGATATCTGGGCGGGTATATTTTCGAAACGCATAATTGATCATCTGGGTAAAGGCGTTATCTCAGGTACTCCTATAATATGGCACGAGCGTGCATCGAATCCCTGGGATAATTTACACAAAGAGCATATAGGTTATGAAATGAACGAAGGCCTATGGTCGTTAGTTGACGGAATACGTTTTACAGAGACGACTTATAAAGGTTGTTATATACATTTAATACAAGAATTACGTAAACTCTTAGGAGCCAAATCAGATTACTGGAAACTCACTACTAATGCGATGAATATCTGGGTCGATTTATTTTAAGGAGTATATTATGAAGACTATGGTCATCTCATGTTTGGAGCCTGAGCACCTGGTAAATTGTCTACGTGCATTAAAGATGTGGTTGCCTACAGATGATATCTATGTCATTAACAATGGTAACACAGAAAAACGCGTAACTGAGATCGCAAGAATCGCGCGGAACGCACACGTGAATTTGATACGCCCTGAATACGTAGAAGGTGAGAAGTCTACTAAACCTTTTATTCATCGTATCACGAGAGATTTCGCACAGCGATTTCCTGACGAGATTATTCTCAAGGTCGACGAAGATAACATCCTTATCTCGTCGCAGGATAATTTTTCTTTTGAACCTGGAGTATTCTTTTTTCCGCTTTCAACAATAAACAACTACACCACCCGTATTTATCTGGAGAAATTCTGGCCCGACATACTTTTGAAACTTGAGAAATGTTCGTGGATGTGGCACGAACCCGACCCGCCGGAATTTAAGAGCGTTTTGTTTGACGCTATATATGGTGCCGAACCAAAAGAACTTATAAAGTTCGCTGAGTCTCATAGTACGCGTGAGTATATTACGCATGAAAATTACGATAAAAAATGTTTAATGACTGACAGGGGTATTTCTACGCACGCAGTTGCTTTCCACGCGCAAGATTACATCAATAATTATGGTGTCGACGAAGCGAATCAAGAAATGCAACTCTTTCGTTCTTTAAAAGCGGGGCGCATAAGATTTGTAATTGACAGAAGTATTTTCTGTCATCATGTAAACTATCATTCTATTCGTGAATTAGTTCATAAAAGAAGAGATCTTGTAGATACCTTCCATACGCGTATATTTGAATATTACGAGCAGACAAAAGGCGTACGCGTCGTTTCTTCAAAATCAGACGTGTGTGTTACAATAGGATGGTATTCTGATAGTACAGGAGGCAAACGCGGTAAAACGCAGTTAGCGCCCCAGTTGTTCAAACCAGATTACCTTGCGAGTGTGCTTGTGCCCCGTATAAAGAAACAACTCGATCCGCGTATAATTCTATTGTATGTATCACAATGTGAGATACCTCCTGACCCAATGCCCGAAGGCGTTGAGGTTATCCACGGATATAGACATGCAAAACGCGATACTGCACCGGATAGAGCATCCCCTTATGAAATCGGCGCAGCACACGATTGGGGTGCTACAATGATGGTAGGAGCACAATATGCGTATTGTAACGATTTGAATTACGTTTTTTATGAACAAGATTGTTTAGTACATAACTTTGATGGTGTCATAAGTTGCGCTCAGGGAAAATCTATCATTTATGGGTTTGGTGAAAAAGCTTCGTATAAACAGGGATGGGCCGAACCCAGTTTGGTGTATGCATCGCGGGAGTTTTTACCGGAGATGGTTGAACGCCTTAATAAAGGTATGTGGCATCAGTGGAACGAAGGTTTTGAACGTTTCAGGAATCCTGAAAAACAGTTTCACAATACATTCGCGGACGTAGCTGAATATTGGCCTTTTGGTTATGGTATGGTGCGTCCTATAAATTATAGCGACGATGTATATTTTGCACAAAGATTTATTGAAAAAGACTATTTAGAATTTCTGGAGCACTCACCTGTATGATACATGTAAATCTTATTAATCCGCCGGCGACGCATCTTAAGGAACCGGGAGCTCAAGTTCCACTGGGGATATTGTATATTGCGGCACAGCTAAAAAAATATAATTATCCTGTTGATGTTTCGAATTATAGTTTTTATATTAAAGAGAAGGCTATCGAGTTATTACAAAAAGCTGATGTATACGGAATAACGTGTACGTCGATGCAATTGCTTGAGGTATGTAGATTTGCGAAGCTTATAAAGCAAAAATTCCCACACTCGAAAGTCATATTGGGCGGTCCGGGCACGGTAACTCCTGAATATGTTGATTGGAAGTACGTGGACTCAATTGTATTTAGAGAGGGTGAATACGAAATGTTACGCGCTTTACGTGATATTGAGAATGGCGCCCTTAATAAACGTTATACAGGAGCTTTTATTACTGACTTGGATTCATTACCAATACCTGCCAGAGAACTTGTTAAACACCAAGGCGGTAATATATTTGCGTATGGTAAGCATTATGCTAAAGGTCAAACGACTCAAATTCTTACAAGTCGGGGGTGTCCTTTTGGTTGTGCTTTCTGCGCTGCGAAGAAATTAAATCGTGGAGTACGCACACGTAGTATCGCGTCTATCGAAGAAGAGCTCATCGATGTTATTAAACATTACGGAATACATCAAATACGCGTTGCAGATGAGAATTTCTTTACACATAGAGGTCGTTGTATAAAAATAATTGAGTTGTTTGCAAAGTATGATATCAAGTTTAGAATTTCGACGCGTGTAACACCTTTAGATAAAGAGCTATGGCAACTCGCAAAAGAAGGTGGTCTGTGTGAATTTTCATTTGGTATTGAAAGCTTCGACGATGATGTCCTTAAAGGTCTTAATAAGAAGGCTACGGCCTCCGATAATATTAAGGCACTCGAACTTGCGCATGCGTTAGGTATTCCCGCACGTGTATTATTGATGATTCGTACACCGTTTCAAACACGCGATACCGTACGTTTGAATATTGAAGGTTTAAAACGTGTACCTTTCGAGATTGTTGCCTGTACACACTTCGTACCAATACCGGGGTGCGACATATGGTATTATCCGAAAAGATACGGAATCAAAATTGTTGACAGGAATCTTGACCACTATAATTTTTATGGATATGGGCCTGAAGGTCGTAGGCATTTAATGAAAATCTTCGAATACGTGGATCGCGATACTGAAGAAGTCAATAAAGAGTCAGAATACTTTTTAAACTACTTAGACAAAATGGGTAAGGTTAACCGCGGATGAGAAAAGTAGTTATAGGTACCGGATGGTACGCTGACGAAAAAGGCCACAATAATAAAAACGTTGCCTTATACGTACAGAACTCCACGTTCTTTAGAGAGATGTGGATTCCGCATATTCGTAAGCAACTAAAAGAGCAATTGGGTGCAATTGTTATTTATCAATCTGACTGTACAAGGAAAATTTTTTCGACGGGTGATAAAGACGTTATATTAATACAAGGATTACGCGCTCCAGATCAACATCATCATAATGATTCGGGAGCTACGCAAATGTCGGGTGCTATGTATGCACTGTGTAACGAGATGGATTATGTCTTTGTGGAACAAGATTGTTTTATTTTGGGTTTTTCAGGCGCCCTCTCATGGGCCCGCCAGAACTTCGTTTCGGTGGCTTTTAGTATGCATAATTATTCACAGGATTTATCACGTGGTGAACACTGTTTTATGTATGTTTCATATGAGTATTTGAAAACGTACATTACGAAGTTGATGAACGCCAATTGGCATAAGTGGGACGAGGGGAGAGGTTTTCCAGAATTGCACGTTGTTGACATGTTTGGTAACGACGCGGCACGCTGGCCTTTTGGGTACGGACGTAAAAGACCTATTAATTGGAACGATCATATCTTATACCTCCAGCAGCCTACGGAAGATGATCTCAAGCACGTAGAAGAGCAACTGTCCAAACGTTTTTAACTTTGTAATTTACTTTGTATTTAATTATCATAATAGGAAACTTAAAGAACTAAAAATATACTAAATGAATTCTCTATAACGTACTTTAACTTTGTAAAAATAAATTTCGCCAATAAATAGGAGCCTTGTTATGCCTTATTCCAATGTTTCAGAAGCTCCACCGCAATGGCATTCTTTAGCGAGAACGGCGGGAGGTGCTACTAAACATCCGTTAACTCTTGAACAGATTAATTACATCGCACGGGTTTACGATAGCTTAGTAGAAGGGGGTATGCCAAAGAATCGGGCTGCAGCTGCTGCTATACAGGCGTTTAGAAGTCATTATAAAGTCGTTGACGGCAAATGGGTTCGAAAAGCCTTAGAAAGTGAGTACGACGTTATCGTATCTGAAGATAACACTGATGTACCTTTCGACGCACCTTTTTCTATTTCTAAGTATTGGGCGGAGGATTCGAAAGCGGATGATGAAGAACCCGAAGAGAAATGGTACATCGAAGGCCGCGCAGTCATCGACAAGATGGACTACCAGAGTGATGTAGTATCTCCTATTGCGATGAAACATGCATTACCGGATCTCGAAATAAATTCGACGGTATTGTACAATCATCATCTCGATGAAGAAGTAGGCAAAATAATTGCCTATAAGTTTGACGGCGAAGCTATTTACATTAAAGTACTCGTTACGAAGACACGCCCCGATATCTGGCAAAAGATCAAAGAAGGCGTGCTTCGTAAGTTTTCAATACGCGGGCGCGTTATTTCTTTTGACATTCGCTACGTCCCGCAGCTTGATACCATTATCAGGTATATCAAAGCTATGCACATAAATGAGATTTCTGTTGTGACAGTATCTGGTCAGGCAGAAGTCGATTTTAAGTGGTACGTAGAGAAGAAGGATGAACCTCTTTCGTACCACATACAGAAAGCCTTCCAACATTCTCTGAAAGGAGGTGACAAACAAATGAAGAAGGCGAGAAAACAAACCCCGGAAGCACCCTTGTTCAACATCGCAAAGAATAAAGACGGTGCACAGGTGATCAGTATTCAGGTCCCTGAAGGTTTCGAAGAAAATGCCGCGGATATGGATCTGGAAGCCATCGAAAAGGCTATCCAGAGCGCGAACGCGAACATCGGATCGATCCTACAGGCTGTGAAGTCTGTTCCTGAAGACGCATCTGAAGCTGTCAAGATTCTTTTCGGTAAGATCGAGGAAGCAGCAACGGCACTAAAGAAGAGTGGCGGTGATGACGATACCGTTGCTGATGATGATGCGGATGACGATGACGTGACCAAGAAGGCAGACGATAAGAAATCTAGCAATACCGTACAGATCGTACTGCCGGCGACTTCACAGGACGAACCTGTCGAGCTGACGAAGGAACTTCTGTCTGATCCGAATTTCCAGGAAGCATTGCTTACGCATACACAGAAGGGTCTCAGTATGCAGGAAGCAACAAAGAAAGCAGCTGAAGATGTCGTCAAAGCACGTGAAGCCGCAGCCAATGATCCTACAGGACTGGTTAAAACCCTGATGGAGCATCTGGTAAAGAAGGATCAGGGGCTTGAAGCTGTGAACGCAGCCGTTATCAAGATGGCTGAGTTGATGAGCGGCTACGGTGCCCAGATCGACGCCTTGAAAAAGGCGGTAGACACCATCCCGGTGCGTAAGGGCGTGACACTCTCCGAAGAGCAAGTCACCACCGAACGCGAGAAGATCCAAAAATCCATTGAGGGTAAAGAACCCCGTGAGCAGCTGCTCTCGGTATTAGGCTACGCCCTCGGTAATCAAGATTCACAGACCGCTTGAGAGGAGGTGAAAAAGCATGGTCGACATTCGTAAAGCCCTCGGGCAAACTGACGCAGGCTCGGTTCTTATACAGCCTGAGATCGACAAAGTGCTTCAGCACCTCGTCGAGTACAAGAACCCCTTGCGGCAGAATCTGCCCCGTAAGCGCGGATCAGGACCTTCATGGTATCTGAACCGCAGATCCGCCGGATCAACCGGCGCGCAGTTCGTCGGGGATAAGGATACCATCGATGAGGATCAGGGAAGCTACGCCCGTGTGGAATTCGGGTACAAAACCATTGCTGCTAAAGGCAAGGTGACCCGAAGGATGCAGGCAATCGGACGGAGCTATATGGACATCCTGGCTGAAGAAATCGAAGCACGAACGCTTGAGTTCAAGGACTATGAAGACTGGGCGCTGTTCAGAGGTAGCACCAGCACTAGCGCGAATCAGTTCGACGGTCTCGATCGTTTGATTACCCAGACTGTAACGTGTGCAACCAGTACCAGCGCCGGTCCTCTGACGCTTGCGAAACTGGATGAGGCGATTGATACATGTACAGGTGATCCGAACATGATCATCGCATCGAAACGTACACGCCGAGTACTGAACCAGCTCTTGCAGTCCGCACAGCGTTTTGTTAACGTTGTTGAGGTGAAAGGTGGATTTAAGGTGATGTCATACAATGGCATTCCTATTTTCACATCGTCCAACATCGTTGATACGATGCTTATGGCATCCGGTGGGGCATCCGTTGCTGCATACACCGGAGGCGATGCATCTACGCTGTATGTTCTCGATACTGAGTATGTGTGGGTTGGCGAATTAACGCCCCTGAGCATCTTACCTCTCGCTAAGGTAAGCTCGCAGTACGACGAGTTCGATATCTACTGCGATCAGGCGTTAGTTATGGCAAACGCGCAGAAGCATACTTCAGTGATCGGTATTTCTGGAAGCACTACCTAATTCGGTTTTATCTATATGACGTGTCTGACGCGAGATTATCCGAATTTCAAAGGAGACTGACAAAGATGAACAAGATTTATTTAAAACACGCACCTAGCCATGAAGTTCCATGTGCAAGTGACTTCGAGGAGCATTTTTACGATGGAGCTGTCAAAGTGCATAAGGGTGTAGTCGAAGTGCCCGTAGAAAAGAAAATATGGATCGAACGCCTGCAGGCACTTGGTTTTGTAATTATCACAGAAGATGAATTTAGACAGGCTCGGGGGCTTACCCCACTAACGCCGGAAATTGAAGAGAGTACGATAGTGAGGCAGGCTAGGTAGTCTGTTAAGGGTCCCGAAAGCTCTATACATAAGCCTCTAAAATGTATAGATTCGTTTTCGGGGATAACTCTTAATTAGGAGATCTACCGATGGGTATAACCAACGTTGCACGTAGAGATTCAAATGGTACTCCTTGTTTATTGGGGTATGATGGTACAGACGTCCGAGTAATTAGGTGCGACTCGGAAGGTCACATTTATATTAATTCAGTTCCCGCAGCTGGCACACCTGAACACCATAACGGTACTGTCGGTACTAGTGCATCCGACATTACGTTTGGTGGGACTACTTCCAATATAAATATTCATAATACACACGGTTCTAATGACCTATTAATTTCTTTTGATAGTGGGTCTACTTGGTATACAATGGAAGCGGGCTCATACTGGAATTTGAATGCAAGTGTAGCATCTTTACAGATAAAGGGAAGCACCGCAGGCACCACTTATGAAATGGTTGCGGTGATTGCTTAATATAAAATATTTAGGAGTATTTGCTATGAAACGCTTTTTGTATTACGTAGGTTTGATAGGTGTACTTTTTGTTTTAGCAGGCACCAGTCTAAGCCAGTCACGTGATCCGAAGATAGTCATACAGAGAGCTGATACCCTCGCACTACAAGGATATTTCTCCTTTACAGGTGATGCAGGACGCTTTGAGATCCCGGGGGGTACTACACTACCTTCATCGGCCGTAGCAGGCATGCTTTTTTACAAGTCTGATACGAAAGTCGTATACTTTTATAATGGAGCTTCATGGGTTGCATTTTCCTCCGGAGTGGCTGGAGATTACCTAACTAAGGATGGCACGACGGCGTTGACAGGTGAGTGGGATGCGGGTACGTTTGAGATTATATCGGATACGCTCAATGCAGAGGATAAATTATTTGTAAACTCCTATTCCGTATACGATACGTTAGTTGCCCACCGACAAGTATATGTGAACAGAGATTCTATTGAAGTCCACACCTCAATCCTATATAATATAAGAGATACATATTTAACAGGAAACGAATCTATTACATTGTCAGGGGATGTTTCTGGGTCTGGAACTACAGCTATAAATGTTACCATAGCAAGTAACGCTATTGAAGAGAGTATGCTTAAAGCGGTTAACGCTTCGACTGATGAAGATATTCTCACGTATGAAGCGGCGACCGGGGATTTTGAATGGCACACACCCGCCGAGCTCGGACTTGGAGGCTCTCAAGACTTTGCTGATGTTTTAGGTAAAGATCCAGACGCTAATGATGTTGATATTACTTCTCTTGGCAAGCTTGAGTTCTTCGACGCAGGTTTATATCTCGATGCAGATGCTGATGGTGTAATGGATATAACATCCGATGGTACACTTGAATTACACTCTGCAGACTGGGATATATCTACTACAGGTGAGATAACAAATGCAAGTGGTAGTAACAGTCAATGGACAAATGATGAAGGTTATATAACTGCGACTTTAACACAAGAAGAAGTTGAAGACTATGCCGGAGGTTTATGGACAGGAAACACAGAAACTGGTGCTACAGTAACATATCAAGAAGCAGACAATACTTTAGATATCGTAATTGACCACGATGCTGCAAATAACTTTGAAGCGAATGAACATATTGATTGGACACAGGATCAAGGTGCTACAAATATTCATTCTGGTAATTATACCGATACAAATACACAACTTTCTCAAGCTGAAGTCGAAGACTATGCTGGGGGTTTATGGACAGGAAATACTGAAACAAACATAACTGTCACCTATCAAGAAGACGATAATACACTTGATATTGCATTAGATGCAGCTGCTACTCTTGATGAAGAATGGAATACTGAAGGCGAAGTAGAAACAGTTTGGGGTTCTGTCAATATACTTCTGGAAACTGAAATCGATGCTTCTAGTGAGTTGCTTGCTCTTATGGATGACGAAACTGGTACTGGATTACTTGTGTTTGCTACTGCACCCACATTTACTACATCCATTACAATGGGAGATGCAGAACTTAGTGAAGCAGAGTTAGAAATACTTGACGGAGCAACTGCTTCTACTGCAGACCTGAATATTATAGATGGTATAAGTGATTCAGGAGATCTAACTGCGGCAGAACTGTTGTATGTTGATGGTGTTACCTCCTCAATACAAGACCAAATAAATGCTATAGGAGCACCAGACTTTGCTGATGTTTTAGGTGAAGATCCAGACGCTAATGATGTTGATATTACTTCTCTTGGCAAGCTTGAGTTCTTCGACGCAGGTTTATATCTCGATGCAGATGCTGATGGTGTAATGGATATAACATCCGATGGTACACTTGAATTACACTCTGCAGACTGGGATATATCTACTACAGGTGAGATAACAAATGCAAGTGGTAGTAACAGTCAATGGACAAATGATGAAGGTTATATAACTGCGACTTTAACACAAGAAGAAGTTGAAGACTATGCCGGAGGTTTATGGACAGGAAACACAGAAACTGGTGCTACAGTAACATATCAAGAAGCAGACAATACTTTAGATATCGTAATTGACCACGATGCTGCAAATAACTTTGAAGCGAATGAACATATTGATTGGACACAGGATCAAGGTGCTACAAATATTCATTCTGGTAATTATACCGATACAAATACACAACTTTCTCAAGCTGAAGTCGAAGACTATGCTGGGGGTTTATGGACAGGAAATACTGAAACAAACATAACTGTCACCTATCAAGAAGACGATAATACACTTGATATTGCATTAGATGCAGCTGCTACTCTTGATGAAGAATGGAATACTGAAGGCGAAGTAGAAACAGTTTGGGGTTCTGTCAATATACTTCTGGAAACTGAAATCGATGCTTCTAGTGAGTTGCTTGCTCTTATGGATGACGAAACTGGTACTGGATTACTTGTGTTTGCTACTGCACCCACATTTACTACATCCATTACAATGGGAGATGCAGAACTTAGCGAAGCGGAGTTAGAAATACTTGACGGGGCAACTGCTTCTACTGCAGACCTGAATATTATAGATGGTATAAGTGATTCAGGAGATCTAACCGCGGCAGAACTGTTGTACGTAGACGGGGTTACCTCTTCAATACAAACGCAACTGGGTAATATGTTAAATAAGGATGGCACTGTAGGATTGACGGGCGACTGGGATGCGGGGGATTACGAAGTCGAAGCAAATAAATTATATGTGACGGTGAACGGCGCTGCGATAACGGCTGAGACAAGTGCGTTACAAACTACCTTTACGAAGTCTGGGGGCGATACCGACGATGCAGACGATATCTGGGGTGCAAATATTGCAACGACGATGAACGACGGCGATGAAACAATTGGATATCTTACAGGATTGCGTGTGTTTACGCGTTTACAGGATGGTACAATAGGCGCGGGCACAGAAGACTATCGAGGTATTTATAACGAACTCGAATTCGATGCGGGCACAGCAGGAAAAGACGCTATAGGAACATTAACATGGTTAGACTTCGACGGAGGAACTGTTACAGGGGATGCTTACGGACATTATATTGACATAGACTTAGAAACTGAAATGACTGATGTAGGTGATGATGTATTTGGGCTTTACATTACAATCGATGACGACGAAGGTGTGAATGGCACTGTTTATGATATTTACCTCGATAGCCAAACAGGCGTTGACTATGGTATTTATCAAGCTGACGGGGCTCCGAATTACTTCGCAGGAAACATAGCAACTGCAGGCGAGTTTATCATAGGAAGTGCTAGTATAAACGAAACAGAGCTCGAGATTATCGATGGTGCCACAGCTTCTACTGCAGACCTGAATATTATAGATGGTATAAGTGATTCAGGAGATCTAACTGCGGCGGAACTGTTGTATGTTGATGGTGTTACCTCCTCAATACAAGACCAAATAAATGCGCTTTCCGGAACTATGTCAACTGTTGAACAGGGCGATGCTGGTGTAGGTGATGCAGACATAGTAACATTAGACTTTGCCGATGCAGATTTTGCTGTGACAGAAGATCCTAATACTGAAATTAACATCGCTATCGAAGCGGCTATTACAAGAGATGAGGAATGGAATACTGAAGGCGAAGTAGAAACAGTTTGGGGTGATGTCAATATACTTCTGGAAACTGAAATCGACGCTTCTAGTGAGTTGCTTGCTCTTATGGATGATGAAACTGGTACTGGATTACTCGTGTTTGGTACGGCTCCAACATTTGCTTCGACAATAACAATAGGCACAAACGGCGGAACTTCCGGTCAGATTAATTTTGTTGCAAGTGATAATGATAACGGTCTTATGAAAATCAACACAAATGACCAAATTGACTTCCAGAATCTCGACGCAGTTACTTTTTCCAATGACATTCACGTTGCAGATGATATCACTCACCAGAGCGATACTGATACGGAAATCCAGTTTGACACCGACCAAATAAAAATCCTGGCCGGAAATGAAATTATGCTTACCATGTATGAAACCACACAGGATTATATCGAACTCGGGGACGACGGAGACATTGATATTAAACTATCCGCTGGAGTAGATGGGGCTCTTACAGTAGAAGGTTCAAGCGGTAATGTTTCTATTGCGAAAGATTTATCTATTACAGAAGACCTAACTGTTACGCTTGCAACTACACTATCAGACAGCGTTACTATTGGGAAGTGGTTAAAACTAGACGCTTCGCCCGACGCAGACAGTACTTTTAGCGGAACTGCTGTCAGATTAGCTGTTGGTGAAGATGTGGACTTTGGAGAAGTTTTGTTTATGCACACAGATGGCGAACTTATGCTTGCAGAAGACGATGATGTTGAAAATAGTCCGGCATTGTGGGTAAGTGTGGATACAAGAACAGTTAATGACGGGGAATCTGCGTTGGTAGCACAGGGAGGTTCTTATATCAGAGACGATGACGGATGGGACTTTACAGCGGGGGACTATCTATTTGTGAGTACTACTGCTGGTATAATATCTGCGACAGCGCCATCAACTGCGGGAGAATTTGTCTATGCAATTGGCGTAGCTATAACCGCAGATGTTATATTCATATTTCCCGCTCCAGTACCAGTTAAAATAGCAGAATAAGGAGTATAAATTGAAGCGACTAATTTTCTTATGTATTCTTTTATTCATAAGTAGTTCTTTTACACAAACACTCGTACAAAGAGATGGTTCAGGTCTTTATATACCTGCAGAAAACGAAGTGGAACTGGTTGATGGTAGAACAAGGAGTTTCAAACAATTTAAGATAGGAGACTCTGGAAAACGCAGAATCATCGGTCAAGTCGGTCCTATTCATTATAAGGTAGACCCTTTTTCTGAAAGTGAACAATATAAAGAAATTGATTTAACAATAAGTCTTACGCCTCTTGAAAATTGGGATGCCGCTTGTGAAACTAATGGTTATCAAGTCAGGTTCTGGCAGTCGAGAGAAATAAGTGGAAAAACAATACGTTATATTGCACAGTATAGACGTGCGAATAGATGGATTGGTATGGCACCACTTGCTTTAATGTGGGTTAATGAAGCTAATCAGAAACAGTTAATATCTGCTACTCAAGCTGTCGGTGCTCCAACGATTGACAATAACTCCTATACTGTAACGTGGGAAGACGTGTTCGGAAACGGAATACATTTTAGATACAACTTAAAGCCCGACGAGTTTTTCAAAACACTCGTCATAGATGATAAAACCGACTTGCCAACACCTACCATTCCAGTTTCTGGGTTGAAATTAGTATTAGTGATAGCTCTTTCATGGCATGGACAGGCTGAGGTTGGAAATGGTTTTGCTTCTGGGATTACAACTTCTGATTTGTCTGAAATTACTAATATAGATGCCTTCGATGAACAGTTAAACAACTCAGAAAAATTTAATTTTAGAGACGAATTACTTCGTAATGTATGGTGGATGCAAAAACCTAGAGCATGGGATAGCGCAGACAGCACACATTATATTGATGTCGATTGGCAGATAAGAAGGGTAGGAACTTATATATTTGGATTGTTTAGTGTTCCAGCAACCGCTTTAAATCATTCTGCTACGGTTTATCCAGTTTATATGGATGCGGATATAACAGAAGAACAAGTTGGTGCAAGTGCTGATGATGGACACACTTGGGGCGACCCACATCCCGGAGATGACCAAAATCTTACTTATGCTTATCAAGCAAATGTTGGAGCAAGTACATCTAACTTTTATACTTGGGGATATAGATTTCAAACCGTGCCAGTTGACGCATCAACCAACTTTGACAAAGCTGTTTTGGTTGTTAATGCACCATCGAACAGTGGTACATTAGACATAACTATATGGGGAGAGGACGTAGATGATGCTGCTGAATTTAGTTCGGGGCATACAATCTATGGAGATGCGTGGGGTGCAAAAACTACTGCTTCTGTTCAATGGATTCCTACAGAGTCATGGTCCTGGGATGTTTGGTATGAGTCACCAAACATAAAAAGTATTATAGATGAGATAACTGGAAGAGGCGGTTGGGCATCTAATCAAGATATGATATTCTTAATAGCCAATACAGAAACAAGTTTACCTGCTTCAAATGAATATAGAAGCTTCGTGCAATGGGATTCAGACTCAGACGATGCTACAAAACTTCAAATCATAACTTATACATCGGGAGACTTTATAGAAGCGATAGACGCAGTGGAGTTTAATACAAATCAAGTAAACTATTTAGCGAGAATAGAAAGGTGCGGTGTTACCGGAAATTATTATGCAGTCCCATATATGGACAGTGGAAACGATTTAAACTTAGCCACATTTGAATGTAATACAACTGGAGAAATGGCAGCCGCACTAACAGAGGAATGGGAAGTACACGCTTCAACTTATATGTTATATCATGGCATGGATGCTGTTTGGCGACAGGGGGAAAATATACTTATTATTGCATCTGTAGAAGTTAACGCAGAACTTGATGTTAGAACTATTGAGATAGACACTACTGATGGCGACATAACAGCAACTGGTGTATTAGACATACAGGATTTTGTCAATGGAAGTTCAACAACACAATTTCTAAGAGTATTTCACGTTGGCGGTATTTACTATGGTATAATTTATGAAAACTCGTCAAACTTAGGCGTACTAGAAACCTTTAGCGTAGCTACCGATGGAACAATAGCGAAAGTAGACTCATGGACTTTCGAAGCTGGAGAACTAAACGGTTGGACAGACGTTGTGCGTTTAGGAAGTTCAGACTATTTCCTATTAGCATATAGAACAAGCGGAAATGATTTGGAGGTTAAAACAACAGAAATAGATGTGAGCGACGGTAGTTGTGATGGAAATGTGGACTCTTTAGTCGTAGACTCTGGAAATGTAACTGAGTATTGTGCCCTTACTAAAGCTGGTGATGATATGTACGTTGTTCATTATAAAGAGTATATAACAGACACAGATTTAGTAATTGCAACATTCGAAGCAGATGATTCAGATGGTTCTATTGGAAGCTCCGTTACGGATTCATGGGACACAGAAGCGAATTATACGCCGATGCCAGAAGGGGTTTATTGCATAGAAGATACTATACATTGCTTCGCAGATAATGCGGGGAACTTTGCAGCGTATGTAATTAGTGCTGCTGGAACAATAACAGAATCTATTTTATCTGAGGGGTCTACCGTTGCTTTTTCAAACGCTAACTCCGATAACATATATATTGGAAAAACAGACGATATACACTACTTCATAACTGTAGGGCGTATTGATGCAGATGCAGATGGATGGGCTTACAGCTATTCAGTAATGGGCACAGCAGGAGCTACGGGATGGTCACATTCAATTCATGGTGTGTCTTCTCCAGCTTCAGTAATAAAAGTCGAGAACATACAGTCCGTATTAGGAGTAGAATAATGAGTATTTTAACAAGCGCACAATTCCAACAGTTCTTATCTGCAGCCGGGCAGACTATGTCGAGTGCAGATATTTCGTTGATTACGGAATTAGCTGAAGCACGTGTAGATAGTATGTGTAAAAGAACGTTTGCACTTCATTGGAAAAACGAAACACAGACAATCGAAGACTTTGATACACGGCGCTGGCAGATTACCACAGAAGAATATCCCGTAGTTCTCGGGTCATTGATGCTTACGAACGGTTCTACTCTCATTGAAAACTCCGATCTTATAATTGACTATGACACCGGTGTAATTAAACTACGCGCCGACGATGACTACTTTGAAATTGGTCGAGATGCAATACTCTTATTATATCAAGCCGGATACGCCGAGGGGGAGGCCCCTCGGGATCTGCAATACCTGATCTACAAAGTCGGGTATACCATACACTCATTACCCGGCGTTGTGTATGAACAAGAAAAAGCAGGTGATTACTCGTACAAAACTTCCGAAGAGACTATTATGAACGGTCTTGATAATATTGCGATGGCAATCTTGACAAAATATAAAAAGGTATTCTAATGAGTTTCAATTCATTGATGCGTGCAATTACGTACGCACGAGATAGTGCGTATCTGGTGACAGAAACAGTTATTGCTACAACTGTGTCTGTAACGTATCAACCTTCAGAACCTTGTGTTTTGCAGTTAGAACTTTCGGGAGGTTCTGTCTTCGGTGATTGTTTAATTACAGGTACTGATGCAAACGATTCCGTTATTTCTGAGCACTTTATTTTTACACAGGATGACACACGTATAAGTCAGTATCTATTCAAAACTATAACAGGTATAACAACCGCAGGATTTACAGGAGGTAATTTTTCAATCAAAGGTGCTTTGCGATCTGGCGAACTACTAAATACAAGACGTACACAGGGTACTATTTATGGAAGGATTTATGGACATAACCCCGATGCATTCGTACATGAAGTCGGAGCAGTGCAAGAGCAACCTCTTAAGCTTATGTGTCGTGCCGCCGACTCGGCGTTGCAGAAGGGTGATTATTTAACCGACGGAAGCATCGTTTACAAATTAGAGGCCGACCTGCACCCTGTATACGGGGCATCGACAATACATCATTATGAATCAATAGTCACACGATTAGAATCCTAAGGAGGATCAAAATGAAGTACAGTATTATTATTCCGACAGTAAACGGGCTACAACTACTCTCTGAATCTCTCCCGCGCGTGTTTGAGCACACACAAGACTTCGAAGTTATCATCGTAGACAACGCTAGTGACGACGGTACTGAGGGGTATATTAACGAGCTGCTACACAAACACGATAATATCACTTACATACGTTTGGAAGAGAATAAAGGTTTCGGTGCGGCGTGTAACTATGGTATAAAAAATGCGACCGGGGAATTTATTGTTCTTCTGAACAACGACGCCCTTGTAACACCAAACTGGCTGTCTCAAATGTTTACCGCGATGCGCAGATACACGAAGCAGTCGGGTAAACGCATAGGTTTAGTCGGCCCAGCGACCAACTACGCCGGTGGAAGGCAAAACGTACCAGGCGTAAAATATGAATTAACGCGCCTTGACCAATTCTCAGCAGAGTTCCATAGGAAGTATTTGACACAGCTTGATGAAGCAGGATTTTTATCAGGTTTTTGTTTGATGATAAAGCGCGCCGTTATCGATGACGTAGGACTTCTCGAAGAAGGTTTTTTCCCCGGTGGCTATGAGGACAACGATTATTTACTACGTGCGAATGAAAAGGGTTGGTATGGTATGATCGACGGCTCTACATTTGTACATCATCACGGTTCGAAAACGTTTCGTCGCCCGGAATTTGCGAAGGCTGAAGGAGGACTTTCTCCGCGCAATAAGTTCCTAGATAAGTGGGTCAGTAGAAACGAAGGTACAAAAAAGCTTGTAGGTATGTATCGTGTTAAAGGCCCTGATGAATACTTCGCGCAAAGCTTAGAAAAGGCTTCAACGTTCTGTGACGAAATAGTTGTGTTGATTGATAACCCCGATGAGAACGACAAATCCGAAGAGATCGCAAAACGTTTTTTGAAAGTTACACGCATCGAAAAAACCAACAGAGAATTTGACGAGCGTCGTGATAGAAATCAGCTAGTCATAATGGCGGAAGAGTCCGGTGCAGACTGGGCGATTTCTATTGACGATGACGAAGTATTCGAAGATAAGTTTGATCGTGCATACGTCGAACGTTTGATGCATCCACCTAATCCACATGTAAAAATGTATGGGTTTAATTGGCGTACATTTTTTAACGGAACGGAACGCTTCCGGATAGATGGTACCTTTGGAAAAATGAGTGGATATCGGATGTACAAAATTGAACCAAATAGACGTATCAACTATGGTACGGATATTGGGTTACACTGCGGTAATATACCCTTGCATCCCCCGGAATGTGGGCGTTGGACGAACGTACGTATTAAGCATTACGGATATTGTTCACGTGAAAAGTGCGCACGTAAGTATAAGTTTTATGAGTCCATCGATACAGAAAAATCGCCGGGACTTATCGGCCAAGAAGATTACTCGCACCTCGTTCAAGATAAGATGATTACGTACCCATGGTTCGAAGACGATGGATTGTCTCTTGTAATGACTGTGAAGAATGGTGGACATAAATTGTGGGAACTCCTCGATCAAATTGGGTACTTTGTCGATGAGATTATATACGGGGACAACGAAGGTACGGATGATTCTGTACGCACCGCAGAACGTTTTAATGCAAAAATAATTCCCGTGAAATTCAACGATGATTTCAGTAAATTAAAGAATGAAGTCATAGAGAAAGCAACTGAGAAGTGGATTCTGCTTATGGATTGGGATGAAGAATTCGAACACAAGCGTATTCCATCTCTTAGGCGCATGATGGATAATGACTGTGACGGATACATGTTTCCTGTATATAATCATCAAAAAGGCGGGCAGGTATCTTTGTCAGAAGCTATAAGGCTCTTCCGTAATATCCCCGAAATGCGTTACACAGGTCGTGTCCATGAAAACTTCGATGTAAGTATGCATGAAGGTAAAGTACGTATTTTACGTACTGAGCTTATTTTACATCACTACGGGTTCCTCGGTGATGATTTATACATGGACAAAAAACTTGCACTGTATGAACGCTTAAATAAAATGCAGATGCAAGAGCACCCGCAAGACCCACGAGCTCCATATAATCTTGCGCTTCATTATGTAAATGAAGGTAACTTTAATGAGGCTACGCGTTTGCTCAAGTATGCTATATCATTAAACGCGAATTTCTATCAAGCGCATAAAGAGCTGGGACTTTTGTATCTCAGACAAGGACAAGCGTGGTTGACAAATTCAAAACAGTTGCTTCCGAACGATCATCCGCTACATCACATGCTCGATAGACTTTTGAATAGTATTACAAGTGTTATAGGGGAACAAGATATTAAAGTAGGATCACGGAGACATGAAAGGTCTTAAACATGTATATGGGCTGGCGGAGATCTTAATCGCGTTTGGTAATGCGGAGAAAAATGCTGATAAGCTCTTCAAAAAGGCGGCTAAGAAATCACAAGATCATGTATACAAACGTATGCGTGAAAATGTAAGTTTAACGTGTCATAGTATACAAGAACTTCGTCTTCTTGGAGGGCCGTACGCAAAGTCACATCCAATAGCTCTACACGTACCTAATTGGTTAGTACATACTCAAGAAGGTGTATTGTTGAGTGCTATAGAAAAAACAACGGTGTCTGATCCTGAAAAGTCCCACGAAGCCGAGGTAGGTGTTAACGAGAGTAAGGCACCTCACGCGCGCTATATTATATTCGGTACATCTAAAATGGTTGCACGTGACTTCGTTACGGGTACATACAATCAATGTAAAAAACACGTCAACGAGATATTTAACGAAGCACATAAAGCTTTAGTTGAAGCTGGTGATAAGGAGGCATAAAAATGGCGAAAGACCATACACACAACGATTCCTTGCAGCTCGGTGCAAAAGATGTTCCGTGGAAATGTAAGTGCGGATTTTTGCTAGGTGTACTATCTCCTGAAAAAGATACCTTGCGTATTAAATACAAAGATTTGTATTTGAGTATTCAAGGGTCGGATGTTCGTGTAACTGAGCTTTGTCGGAGATGTGCAACATCAAATACCATCGAAAGTAACAACACTTCTAAGGTCCCCGAGAAGTTTAAGGACCTTGATAAAGCGACGAATGATGAGAAGAATCCTTCGGCGTAGAATTTTATTTCGAAAGGAGGTGAGTACATATGGCGTTTAACGTTCCTTCGTATGACACCGACCGATTCTCGTTCGGACCTGGAATCCTGTATATGGGCCCCACAGGTTCTACACCGTCTATCGACGTAGGTGCTGTCACTGTAGGTGCAAAACTTGCGATCACGCGAGAGATCCTTGAGTTCAGACAGGGATCTCCTTCAACCGTGGTAAAGAAGTTTGCCATTCAGGAATCAGTAACTCTCGATGTCACGGGTATGGAGTGGAATGTGCGTAACCTGTCGCTCTCAACCGGCGGCGGCGTTACCTCATCCGATGCGAGCCTCGAAACGTTTGAGTTTGGTGGATCTATGGATATCGACCAGTACGCGTTGCGTTTCGTGCACGTAACTCCCGCAGGACATACGATCTCTGTCTATCTCTGGAAAGCTGAGGCCGGAGCTGGCTTCGAAGTTACCTTTGCAGAAGGTGCGCACGAGTTCCCGATGTCATTCAACGCGGTCGAGTCCACTACGGACTGGACCGGAGCAGCTGTTGCAGCAAACAAGCGGCTGATCAAACTAGTATACGAGAAGGCGTAATTCACTATGTCAAGAGGAGAGTGACTTCTATGAGTAATACAAAAGAAAAAACAGATATGTTTGATCCAACACAAGGTCTTGAAGAGCTTTTATCAATGCCTGAGGTGATTCAAACAAACACGGGCGAAGATGTACAAATACCTCGTGCTAACTGGGGTATGGAACTCCAGGTTATACGTTCCGTAGGTAAGCTTCTTGGTAATCTACGCGACGAACTCAACCTTACATGGGATGGTGTAAAAGAACTTATGGCAGGTAACGATAGAGAAAAGCTCTTTTCACTTCTCGTGAAGGTCGCCGAATTAGCACCTGATGAGATTACAAAAATGGTTGCCACTATCATAGGAAAAGACGAAGACTTCGTACGTGATAGTCTTGAACTGGGCACCATTATAAAGGTGCTAATCCCTTTTTTAAGTCAGAGGATGGAACAGCTAGCGCAGTCGATCGCGCCCATGGGGAAAGACTTAGGCGCCAGTACGCAGCAAATACAGGCAAGTCTGTCGACGGCAAAGGTGAAAAACCCCCATTAAATGTGGCAGACGATGTTGCCATCATCCTCGCGTATTTTGCAATAAACTGTCACTACACCCCCGATCAAGTTTTAAGTATGTCTCGGGGAACTATAGCAAAGCTAGTACCGGCGATTTCAGCCATACGCGAAGTTGCTGCAAAAATACAAGAAGAAGCGATGAACAAGAACTCCCCAAAAGGTAGATACTCAGATCCTAGAGCTCATAAAGGGCCTGTTAAAGATCACAATGGTGTTGACCTCTCAGAATTTGATATGCGTGGTCTACGTGATTTAGTTGAGGAGAAATAATGGCTCTTGGTATATTAAAAGTTAAGCTCGTCGCTGAGATCTGGAACTTCATTCGCAATTTCAAACTTGCGAAGATGACGCTGCTTACATTTTCTAAGATTGGCGGCGCTGCGATTGAGTTACTGCAAACTAAAATGGGCAAGCTTGCTGTAGCCGGGGCTGGGCTGCTCGCGACGTTTGCGATAGGAACACGCGCTATAGCAAAGAGTTTAGGCCCCGCTATCGAACTACAAAAAGAGATGGCGAACGTTGCGACTCTGTTACGCGATAGGGCGGGTGAGTCATATTCTTATGTAAATAAATGGGTTAAGACATTTACACAGAATGTCATAAATTTGTCGGCCGAGTTTGGTGAAACAACCGCCGCTACAACAAAAGGTTTGTATGATATTCTGTCAGCAACCATTCCCGCGTCTGATGCGATAAATGTTTTAACGGTTGCAATGCGTGCTGCACGCGCAGGGCTGACTTCTACTGCAACTGCAACGAAGGCGATAATTTCAGTACTTATGTCATATAATATGGCCTTCGACCAAGCCGCTAAAATATCTGATATATTCTTTGCAACGATCAGACGGGGTGTTACCACGTTTGCGGAACTAACGCCTGTAATTGGTAGAGCTGCCGCTACCGCCGCAGCTGCGGGAGTAAGCTTTGAAGAGCTTATGGCCGCTATTACTACAATGACTCGTGCAGGGCTGGATACAGGCGTTGCGATTACATCTATTAACCAGACACTATTACAGTTTTTCCGTCCCACTGAAGATGCGATTAAAGCCGCTGCAAGGTTAGGTCTTAATTTAGATTTGACCACGCTTCAGACAGAAGGTCTTGTATCAGTGATGGAAAAACTTAGCGATATACTTCCTGAACAAGTTGGATCAATGTTTAGACAGATGAGAGCGCTTCGTGGTGTTAATGCTCTTATCCAGCAGGTGACAGGATTCACAAAAGATTATAATGTAATGCTTAACGCTGCTGGTGAAACTCAAATAGCATTTGAAAAACAAGCAAAAGCTTTGGCATTTTCACTAGACAGATTGAAACAGAACTTTAATGCACTACGTATACAAGGCGCGTTACCGTTTTTAGCAACCGCGCGAAAAATTGTAGAGGCAATAAACTCAATAATGGGGGCAATGCGTAAAGTCGCACCAGGATTTGCGCAATTCGCAGGGTCTCTTGCGGCCATTGGTCTCGTCGCTGCTGGCCTAACTGGCGCTATACTGGTCACAGTAGCTGCATTGAGCGCTTTGGGAATCGCGGCAGGGGTTTTGGTAGGTAAGATGCTTTTAGTAGGAGCCGTAGCTGCTAGTATTTATATACTTATACGCGGGTTAATTTACCTACAGAAAAAATTTAGAGCGGTCACACGCGGTATTGATCTCTTTATACGAGTACTCTCTGCCGGATCTTTTGGTATTAAAGATGTTGGGAAGTGGATAAGTTGGCTTGGGGATAAGATTACGAAGTTATTACGTATAGTCGGGTTACTTCGTGAAAATTGGTCAGAGCTATCCGACGCAAAGACACTGTCGGCGGGGTTACAAGCCCTAACTGAGTCTATAGATAATACGGTTAAACCTACTGACGACTTGCAAGACAGGTGGAAAGCTGTAATCGAAGCATTACAGAAAGGTGCGCCTCTTACAGCCGAGGTGAAGAAAGGTCTTGACGACCTCGCGGAATCTTTAAAAGTTACTCCTGTGTATTCAGAAGAAACAAAAGAGGGTCTTCTTGGGATTGTCGATGCAGCGCGTGAAGTTACGGAGTTCACACCTGCAATGCAGGCACGCATGAACGATCTTTCAAATGATTTAGCTTCGAATAAATACAAAAATGATCAATATGCTGCATCATGGTCGGATTTATTAGAGCAAATAGCCCGCGGGGCACATTTAACAGATGAGAATCGTGCGAAGTTAGTAGGTATGTATGAAGCTCTCCACGATAATAATACAATATCAGGTAGACTGAAAGACCGTATTACCGAGTTGTCTAAGGAGCTACTTGAAACTGCGAGCATATCGGATGCCGTACGTAAGAAGATGAAGGAAATGACAGATGCGTTCAATAAGGCACGTGCAACCACTGCACGATTAAGAGCAGCCTTTAATATCTTGGGTATGGATATGCCTCAGCATTTAGAAGACATAGCAAAAGAAGCTGATTGGGCATTCAATACTATTTGGAAGGATGGCGGGTATTCCGCTGATAAACTTCGCGACATCTGGATAGATGGGTTCGTACCTAAGTTGATGGACGCATTCGGACAGATACCAGAGAAGTACCGCGAAATCACTGAGAAGATGACTGGATATACTTTAGAGATGGTACAGGGTCTTAGTACCCTTGATGTTAAGATTCCATCTCAGCTTCAAGATGAAGCCCGCAAGGCTGCTGAGGCGTTATTGACGGTGAGTCAGGAAAATGCTAAGCTCCCGAAAGAATCTCAAGTATCAGCAGATATCATCGAAAAGGCTTGGGAAGATGTCGTAGAAAAAATTCGTATGGCGTTCGGCGAAGTACCCGCAGAGTTTGAAGCATTGGCGGAGACGGTTACTAATACTTCTACGGAGGCTATTAATGCTTTACATGAGCTTGGAGAGGAGCCTCTAGGACTTTTAAAGAAAAAGGCAAACGAAGTACTTGAGGCATTTATTAAGATCCGTCAACTTGTTGATGAAGGCGTACTAGATATAGATAGTGGTAAGATTAAAGATCTATGGGAGGGCGTGAAAGATTCTATTGAAGGTGCGTATGGGGATTTTCCAGACGACCTCGTACGGCAAGCGACAGAACTTCAAGAGGTCATGGCAAACGCTCTTACATTAAAACCTGAAGTAACCGAGGATCTGCGCGCTGAGTTTAAAAAACTTGCGGACGAGATAACAAAGCGTTTAGAAAAGCTACCACCCGCCGCACAAAAAGTTTGGCGTGAGATGCTACTCATACCCGAACTAGAAAAACAAAACGCGGTAGATACATTTGAAGATCTTAAGGACCGCATCGCGGCTAATATGACTATGGAAGAGTGGGCGGAGTATAAACGTTTGCAACCTATGATTAAAGCGTGGGAACGTGCGTTTAAAGATATACGTAATATGGAGGATGTTTCCGCCGAACAGCGCCGAGCGGCCCTACAAGAATTA